TCGTAACATCCAGCAATTGGTTGATTTCTCTTTTACTTGACTAGGTACCATTGAAACGAATTAAAAGTCCTATTTCTCTAGTAACATCCCCTTAGCGGGTTTAGAGATTGTTGGTTGTCTATTCGTAATTCCACTCGTTGGTTGAATAGTGTTTCAGTATGGCCGGTGTCAGTAAAAACCCCTCCACTAGTGATTTTTCAGTAGTGGAGTGTTCTATGGACGAAATGAGCCAGATATCAGAGGATTTGCATAAACTTATGCTGTCCGATGAGATGAAGGCGTTACCAACGAAAGGTTGTCATATCCTGCATTTGGTAAACCTCCCGAAATCCAATGTATTGAGACTAGCGAGTAAGGAGCAGAAAGGGTTCCTCTCGCGACAGGCCGACAAAGTAAAGAATAAAATTTACAGATGTGTAGGCCGAGTATTCCTCGTTTATGTACCGATTATTCAAGCAACGACTTCGGGTTTAATAACCCTTAAGTTGCAAAACTCCGATACAGGAGAGATTTCAGACGTCGTGACAGACGTCGAAGCCAATCGTGCCTTTGTTATTATGGACAGATGGGGGAGATCCCTGGTGGATTCAGCAGAGTTGAATCTGTTGTATTCCATATCATGTCCAGACGTCCGACCCGGTGCCAGAGTGGGAGAAATGATGGCCTTCTGGGATGAGAGGATGTCGAGGCAGCAGACGTACTTGGAGAAAGGGAATCCTATTTTGTTCCCGATTGCCGAGACAAAACCTTCGAAATATCTTAATGATAAGAAGGTTTTGATGTCTATGGTCCGAAGTAGGATATTGGCAGGTACTGAAGGGTGCGATATAGCTCCCGAAAATATAGAAGTAAAACGATTGGGGGATAACAGAAAGGTTTTGACTATTCAACCGAAAGCCCCCATCGTAGAGGAAATTAAGGACGGAGATGAACCGATAGGTTCGAATGGTGAAAATCATATGGAAGAGAAAACTGTGACCGTTAAGGTTGGCAGTTCTGGAAGTGCTTAAGTGACTGTGTCACGAGCGAGCGCCTATGCGCGAGCGTTTTATTTTCTTTTCTTCCGTATTTATTTTCACTCAACAATGGTTTGCCGAATTTGCAATCATACCCACGCTGGTGGATGCCGTTCTTGCAAGAAGTGCCACCCGAATAATGCTCTGGTCCCACTCAGGGCTCAACAAAGGGCTGCTAATAACCCGAATAGAAACCCGAATAGGGTTTCGAGTGGTATCGGACCAGTGGTCCGACCACAACCGGTCGCGAAGACCACTTGGACCGTGAGAGGTCCGAATGTGCCACCCCGAATTCCTAAGGGTTTTGTAGCACACAATCACCGAGAGGTGACAACGACAGAGGCAGTGAAGTACTTGAGTATTGACTTCACGACCACTCTCCCTCAGTTGATGGGTCAGAATTTGACCCTATTAACTGTCATAGTCCGAATGAACTCTATGAGTTCTAATGGTTGGATTGGGATGGTGGAGGACTACAAGGTGGATCAACCTGATGGTCCGAATGCCCTGTCTAGGAAGGGGTTCTTGAAAGACCAACCGAGAGGTTGGCAGTTTGAACCTCCTTCCGACTTAGATTTCGACACTTTTGCGCGTACGCATCGTGTCGTTATCGAATTTAAGACCGAAGTGCCCGCTGGGGCCAAGGTCTTGGTTAGGGATCTGTACGTAGTGGTAAGTGATTTACCACGAGTGCAGATTCCGACTGATGTCTTGCTGGTCGATGAAGACCTGCTTGAGATCTAGAGTGAGATAAGCACACTCGAATTTTCTCCGAATGGAAAGTTCGCACCACCGTTAGTGGATATTGCGAATTAGATTTCTGAGAGTCGCTTCCCGACTTTCATGCTTGGAAATCTTACCTGCGTTAGCAGATGCCCACAACGTGAAGTTGTGGATGCCCCGTTAGATAAGCACACTCGAATTTTCTCCGAATGGAAAGTTCGCACCACCGTTAGTGGATATTGCGAATTAGATTTCTGAGAGTC